CGAAGAAGAAGCGTTGCGTGATAGAGGGCTTGAGGGTCTTTTGAGCTCAATCGGCGAAAGCAGAGAACTCGCCCGTGGCGCAACCAGTGATCTGTACGGGCGGCTCGGCGAAACCGAAGACATTCAGCGCGGCGCGGTAGATCAATTTGGCCGCAGACTGAGCGACGTTGAGGCCATGGGCACCGGCGCGGCTGATCGGTTTGGCGGTCGCATGGATGTCGCGGAGCAACGCGGGCTGGAAGCTGCCGACCGGTTTGGCGGTGAGTTGGGTGGCATTGAGGCGATCCGACGAGGCGCGGCTGATGAGTTTGGGCAAAGGCTCGGAGAGTCAGAATCCTTAATGAGAGGCACAACGGGCGCCTACGACCAGGATTTAACTAGGCAATTTTACGACCCATATGAAGATCGCGTCGTAGCTCAAACGATTGAGGACGCGCTGGAGGGCGCAGACAAGGCGGACATGGCCCAATTTGCGCAGGATGTGGGCCGAGGCGGAGAATCGGCTTTTGGCTCCAGAGCGCGTCTAACGGCCGGTGAGCGGCGTGAAGACCTCGGCAGGGGGTTGGCTAAAGAACTTGCTGGAATACGCTCCAGAGGCTTTACAGAGGCCCAAAGAATGGGCACTTCTGAATTTGCAAGGCAAAAAGCCGCTGAAATGGGCGCTGGAAGGGGGTTAGCCGGACTTTCCGGCCAAAGGCTGGGAGCTCAGCAACAGCTGGCGAGCGGTCTAGGCTCATTATCTGGGCAAAGATTGGCGGCAGAAACTGGCGCTGCCGACAGATTAACCGGCGGAGCCAGGCAACGCCTGGGCGCAGAAACCGGGGTTATCGATTTATTTGGCCGCACCGGCGGTCAGCAATTGGCGGCTCAGCAGGGTCTGGCATCTGGTTTGGGGCAAGCAGGACGGCAAAGATATCAGGCCGGCACTGGTCTAGGATCGACGCTGGTCGGTCTGGGACAGACCGGACAGCAAGCATTGTCTGGAGCTGGACAGGCAGCATTAGGCTCTGCCGGCCAACTCGCCGGCGCACAAAGCCGGCTTGGCGGAATACAAGGACAGATTGGTCAACAACAGCTGCAAGCAAGACAAGGATTTGGCGGCTTCATGCAGGGGCTTGGCGGTCAGGCACAACAAGCCGGCCTAGCTGGTATCGGTGCATTATCCGGCTTTGGTGGCCAGCAACAGCAGCTGCTGCAGCGTCAGCTTGATGCGCAAAGGCAGAATTTGTTGGCAGCACAGCAAGCGCCTTTGGCGCAGTATCAATCGCTGTTGCCATTTATTCAGGCGGTTCCAGCGGGACAGCAAACGTCTCAGCAGACGTTTGCTCCATCGCCCAGCCCGTTACAGGCAGGTCTTGGAACGGGGCTTAGTGCGTTTGGCGGAATTGGTAGCTTTATGAATCAGGGTAGAAACCCGCAGCCGTATTATCAGCAGCCGTATTATCAGCAACCGCCCCAAACAGCAAGTCTGCCGCCGGGATATTTTCCATATCCTGGCCGCGGGCAAATTGCTTAGTGAGCATGGGGCGCCCACAGATGGAACAACAGGTAAGAAAATATCAAACTGCGGGAGAGGTGGTTTCTCAGGAAGATCCTTTCAGCGGCGGCATTGATTTAAGCCAAATTGATCCAACGCAGTTAATGAATCTTATTAATGCATCTCAAGCACGGGCCGGAAACCCGCTGATGTTTCCCAGCTATGAACAAAGTTTTGATAAATATGTGCAAAGATTGCAGCCATACACTTATCAAGCCCCAAGGATGAACATATATGATGTAGCCTCTGAGCTGGGGGCAGCGATATTAGCAACGCCCGCCACTGGAAATGCTTTTGCAGGAATTGGACAGGGGTTTGCTGGAGTTTCAAATCGGATCAGGCAAAACCAAGAGGCCAACCAAAAGCTTAACCAGCAAGTTGCCCTGCAAGCAGCCAGCATGGCCATGCAAGACGAAAAAAGCGCACAAGATTATTTGCAAAAATTTTCCATTGAAATGCTCAAGCTTGCCAATGACCCAGGTGACCTTATAACCATAGAATTTGATGAAATGATTCCGCAGTTGGATGAGAACCAGCAGCCGGTGTTAGACGACAACGGTGTTCAGGTAATGGTTCCTTCTGGAAAAAGAATGCAGGGATCATTTAGAAACAATGCCAGCAGCAGCAAAGTCATAGATACTCTCTTGAGAGAGCAAAATGGCGTGGAAATAACAAGCCCTCAGTCCATTATAAATATGGGCTCCCCAGGTGATGCGGCTTTCATAAGTTCCATGATTAGCAGTGGAGACGAGATTGCAGCAGAGGCTCGCGCTTCAAGTGCAATTAGAGATCAGGTTGCTTATGCAAGGAACTTGGCCAGTCAACTCGGACCAGAGGGTTTTGGCAATGTTCAATCATTCATTATTCCAATAAAGAATTTTATGTCTGGCCTGGGCATGGGCGGATTGATTGATGAATCAAAGCTTGGAACCCAGACTGTACTGAATCAACTCGGCATTGGCTTTGCCATGACAATTGTAGGACAAACAAAGGGCGCTATATCAAACCGAGAAATGGATATGTTTCTTGCGGCATCGCCAGTATTGGCAAGCACCTACGATGGATTTATGAAGCAGCTAACCTATTTAGATAGGATCGCAGAAAGATCTCAACAGTTCTCAATAGATTACAACGAAGAAGCGAATAGACTGGAAGATTCTGGGTTAAGTTATTCAAAACAGATGCGTGCTTTGAATAGGTATGAGGCAGAATGGCCAAACAACAACCCCTTGTTTACCACAGAAGAGTTCGAGGACTTGCGTGCGAATTCAAATAATGAAAGTTTGCTGGGAGAAGATTTTGATTGGCGTGTGCAAAGAAATCAACACACGCAAATACAAAATGCGCAGTTGCAAGGGCAAACAGGTCAACAGTCTATAGATAACAGGGTGGATAATACTGTTAATGACATTGTGTCCCACACTACCATGCCCCTTTCTGAAAAGAAGGCACTTTTACAAAGCATGGTTGACAACGGTATAAGAGTTGCAGAGGAAGTAATACTAAACTTCGGACTCACGCCAAAGCAGGATTAAGATGGCAGACGAAGATATTCAAGCACAAGTAGCACAGCTGATCCAAGAAAACTTGCAGCATGAGGCGCAAAACGATCAGAATTTTATGCAATTTGGTCTGATGAAGGCTCGGTCTAATCTGTTTTTTGATGATAATTCGATGATTGAGTATCTCGCATCGGAGAGATTTCCTAACGATCCCAGTGCATCTTTTCGCTACTCTTACCAAGATGGTGAGTTAGTGTTTAGAGATCATGATGAAACTATAAAGCCAGTGTTTGCGCCAGGCGAAGATGTGGGCTGGCTTGAAAGATCTTTTGTTCCAAACATTGTGCCAGTAACCACATTAGTTGCTGACATTGGTGGCGGTATGGCTGGAGCAACGGCAGGATTCAAAACAGGAACTCGTCTTGGCTTTAACTTGCGTCATCCTGCGGCAATAGCGGCAGCTGGTTTGGTTGGAGCCGCAATTGGTGGATTTACCGGAAACTTTTTGGTTGGTGGTGCAGCGAGGACTGGCCGAGAGGCGTTGATCGATCAATTTTATAATTTGCCCCCAGAAGAGATAGCGGCCGCATATCAAGATTTAATGGTTTCGTCTGGATTTTCTGCAATTCCTTTTGGTGCAGGGCCAACTAAAAATATAGCCAACAAGTTTGTCGGTAGAGAAGATTCCTTGAAATACCTCATGAATTTGAGGGCAACCAATCAAGAAATAATAGATGAAGCAGCAGAAATGGGTATTCGGCTTACAGCCCCAGAAGCTGCCCAGGTTGCCACCAGAGGGGTCAGCCTTCAGTATTTTTTAAGCATGCAGCCTCAATTAAATTCAGCTCGGCAATTTTACAATTCAAGAGCGGCACAAACCAGAGAAGCTATAGAGGTTTTCGCCGAAACTCTTGGTAGCGGCACAAGTCAATTTGGCGATGTCGGAGCTCGCGTTGCCAATGCGGCAAAAAGAGCAACGGCGGAACTTGCTGAAAGAAGAAGAACCAGGGCTACTAGGCTTTACGATAGTATTCGTAACGCGCCTGAACCTGTAAATGTAGATACATCGGCAATTATCAAAGATATTGACGATCGTTTGGCAAACCCAGAGCTGGATACAAGTGTGCGTGAAGCATACGAAGGATTCAAAAAAGCTCTTTTTGATGACGACGGGAATCAAATACAGAACTTAATGTCGTTGCATGACCGAAGAGCCGGTCAGATTGAAACTTTAATCAAAGCTAACCTGGGAGATGATGCCGGCACCCAATTAATCTCATTAAGAGAAAACTTAACATCTTTGTTTGATATGGCTGATGACACCTATCGATTAGCCAGGCGAGTGTACGATCCTACAAAGCCAGCATTACAGATGGTTGAGAGATCTGCAATCGGAAGATTGTCCAATCTTATGACAGATAGACAAACTTCCAGAGCTGTTTCGCAGATGTTTGATCCTAATGTATCGGTACAGTCTCTCAGAAATGTAAAGCGCGTCCTTGGAGCGGTAGACGCAGATGCTTGGAGGGACGCCAAGAAGATGTTTGTTGTTACCAAACTGGATGATCTGATGAGACAAAGCATCGATCAGGGGCTTCCCCAATTCCAGCAATTTTTTGCAAAAAGCAATGTTAATCGAATGATGCAAGAGTTGCTGGAGCCGGCAGAGTATCAAAGCTTTAGCAGCATGATTGAGATGCTGGGCAAAGCTATGTCTATTCCCAAGGGTTCGTCAGCAACACAACCATTTTTAGCAATAGAAAGACAGCTTGCAAGTGAAGCGGCTGGCCTGGGAACAAAAGCACTACAGCTTAGTTTGGCCGCGCTTAGGCTACCGGGAAGAATATTGACCGGCACTGTTGGAGAGGATCTCGTAAGCGCAATTGCATCTAGGCAAGCCGACGCTTACTACCAAACACTTAGCGATGCCATATTCGATCCAGACTCAATCGGCGATATACAAAAAGCGTATCAATATTTTATGCCAATGGAATATGGTATGAAGCAGGGGGCGATAAGAGGCGTGACAGAAGGTGTAGATGTTTTAACTGACGAGGGCGACAGACCCTATACTCCAACAGAGGGTCAAAGGGAAAGGATAATGCAGCAGCTTCAGCAAGAACAAGAAGCCCTGGATCAATCTCCCCAAGCTTCATTGGATGTTGATATTTTTCAAGGATTAGGTGCCGGTCCTGCAATAGACATTGACCCTGCGATGTCGCCGACAATTCTGCCTTCCGCATCCGATCGGGAAATAGCCATGCGCAGGAACGCGCAGAGATCAGGTATCGGCTCGCTCGTCTAAGTCGTCTTCGGCCGGCCTGGCCAGCACAACTGCTCCATCCACCTCGTAGTCGAAGTCGTAACCCATGTGGGTTTCACCGTCGATGTTGATGACCAGGTTTCTGGAGATAAGGCGCAGCAGAGCTGCCTGATGGTGTAGTGTGAGTCGGCTGAAAAGCGCGATAACCTCTTTTGCTTCGAGGACCGGTTGGTAAGACTGAGGCACCGGCCTCGCCTTTTTGCCGAACAGCTTAATCATTCAAACCGACTGTCTGGGCTCTTGCAAAAGCATCCGGTGCTCGCGCTCGATCAGAACCTTCAACTGGTCAATTTTAGACCGCCGCTCCAAGTTGCAAATCTCTTGAAGAAGATTGTAGGTGTGCACGTCCAAGGCGAGAGATTTCCTAATCTTCGGGTTTATCGCTTCTGTGGTCATGGTGCCTGTTCTTCGTAAAGCCATGTGGAAGATTCTATAGAATCGTGCGAAAATATGCAAATATGTACGAACTGAAAAACTACCTACTTTCAATGCGTTCGCACTGGATGGTGCACCAGCCGACTTATCAAGCGGTGCAGGAAACACTTCCACTGATCACCAAGTACCAAGCGAACCTGGGCATCGAGAAATTAGGCAGCACGCCAGCTAAGAAAATCTGCCGGCAGGTCTTCCCAGAGATTTACACGTTCCCGCTATTCCGCCGCCAGTGGTGCAAGATGCTGGTCGAAGAGATCGGACTGATGCGAAAAGAGCTCGCGTTCGAGGCCAATGATGATGAGGACGTGCTTAGGCAGATCCCAGAGATAGTGCTCAAGACCGAGTGTCCGGCCCTCTACCGCAATATGTGGTTCGTGGTGCGTACAGTCATCAACCCAATTATCGTGTCGCTGTGGCAGCGCCCCTGCAAGGACGCGGCCACCATTCAGATAGCTAACTACAACATTGTAGACAAGCAGCAGGGCAACTGGCATCACGACGAGTCGGCCGACATCTCGGTGGTGGTGCCATTGAACACGGGCAGCTATAAGGGTGGCGGTACGGAGTTTCACAACCATGGCCGACTCAAGCCATTGCCCAGCGGGCACGCGCTGATGTTTCCCAGCTTCACTAACCTGCACCGAGGGCTGCCGGTCGATGGCGGTGATAGATACCTTTTGGTGTTCTGGCTGTACACAAGAAGTCGTGTCGTTCATCTATACGAGGATGTGCCATAAATAATTGAGCCTATAGACGCACAAATATGCACAAATGTGTAGACAACGACACGATAATAGCTATAATAGAGCCATAAGTTAATCAACTAGGGGAAGGAAATGAATGTCTATTTGCAGGAGTGGTCACCGAGGGAAACGCTGTACCGGTTTTACGTCAAGAGCGAAATCGACGACAGCGAGATTGGTTACATCCAGTTAACGTACAGGTCGGCTGGATACGGTAACGGTTATTATGCCAACCACCGTGCAGCCAAGGGAGATTTTGGCACCCTCGAATTGACGAGCACCTCTCTTGTCGGCGATGAAGAAATCTTGCAGAAAGTCATCGACAAGGCACTACTGTCTTCTGACACCGAGATTTCCAACTCTCTCGGTCTTCTCTCTCGTAACGCAAATGTCCATTTTTGGGAGAAGGGTGCTGCGCTAAAGGCTAAGAAAAAAGCGCAAAAAAATCTTACGGTTTCTATCTGAAATTCCAACTGACGAGTGCTGGGTGGTAACCAGCTGAAATCCCGAAGGAGGCGGGATCTTGGAAAACCGAACAACGAGGAAAAGGGGAAGGAAATGAGGAACCCATTTAAAAACGCAGAACTACGCCGATATTTCGACCAATACGTCGAGATGTACCACGACGGCAAGCTACGAAACGCTGATGGGTCGCCCTGCTGCGGCGGTTCCAGCCGCTCAATGTTTTGGCGTGGATATGACGGCGTTGAGAACATTTTGGCGACCAAAGGAAGCTGCAATTACGCTGCTTTCAGGGCGGGGCAAGAAGTCAAGAAGTCGGAGACCAAGTCGAAAAGCTCCCGAAAAAAAGCCCGAAGAAAAGCCCCATTCAAAGACAAGCCGCTGGCAGACTTCTACCGCATCACCACGGCGCTCGCGCACGACCCGACCAGCGAGCTATACGTGCAGGCTCCGGGTCATCGCGACCACGGCAAGCGGCGCACAGGCGCGATGCATCGATGCTGCTTTTGGGCTGGCGTCGATTTCGTCGTAGACGGACCGATAGTGGTCAACGGGGAAAAGCTGCTGCGCCCACGTTGGGTGGTGCCCGGCACTCTCGGATATGCGGCGTACCGAGCCGGCAAAGACTTTGCGAAGGAGAAAAAGAAGCAATGAATAAACCAACCAAGATCCTGCTGGGCGCCGTGCTGTTCCTTATCCTGGGCATCGCCGGCAACATGGACTATCACGACGCGGTGCTGGCGGAACAGCATTATGTTACGATGGTCTGCGACGGGTTCTGGCCAGACTACAAAGAGCTGGAGCCGGAATGCGATCGCAGTGAATAGGAAGAAAACAATAACGCAGCAACGATTGCTCGCCGTATATCGAGCTCAGGGGTCTAAGAATCTTCCGCCAGATATGCGTCAGCACTGGGGGCGGGTAGCCAAGCAGCTCGGCCCCTACTATCCGCTTGGCGATACGTTTAAAAGTTGGCTTCCAACCAAAAAAAATAAAAAGCGTTAGGAGCTCTTCTTCTCAATCATTTTGTTCGTGTAGTCCCTGTAGTCGTCCCTGAACATTTTCTCCCACCATTGCTCCCACGTATGGCGACGGCTGGGTGTACGCTGTTGACGACGGGACCATACGAAGCGGGCTGCGTAGTACTTCCTTTCTTCAGCCCACTTAGCCTCCTGGTCTTCTGGGGTCACGGTTTGATATCGGCAGTTTCTCTAGGAAAATACACTAAAACTAAAGACCCGCATTGAGGGCAAGACAGATTTGTCACGATCTTGTATTCATCGGAATACACGCCCTCTGCTTTTTCAAGGTCGTGATCCCCGCCCCAAATCAATTCTGCCTTGCAGTGCCAGCAATTCATGTTTTATCCCTCACCCGTCAAAAGTCGCGCAATCATAGCAAAGCACCCGCTCGTCTTCTCCTGGCTCTTTACCCAAACCAAGATAAAAACGGGCGCCACATTCCTCGCAATTCCAATGATCTGGCGGATCTAAAGGGCGTTCTGGGATGTCCCACATCCGCTGCTCCCACGCCTATCCGTTTTGATTTTGAAAAACCTTACCCAACGATGTTTGGGTTCCGTTTTTATTCGATGAAGATTCAGCTCGTTTCTTGCTTCACCAATTTCAATTTTATTTCTTCTGGCCATTCTATAAGCAATCCTTCTGTGAAAACGGTTCCCAAACTCGTCTTCTAAGTGCCATTCAGGATTTGTCAAACCGCTATATTCATAACCAGCAGCTTTATAAACAGTTCCCTGATGTCCGTGTTCTGGATCAGCAAATGCAACAACCGCATCAAAATCTTTTGAACGCTTGATAATTTTCGTTGTCAGGTTTATAAATCTAGAAAGAAAATAATCTTCTTTTGGCTCCCTTCTGCACATTCTCTTTATTTCGATACAACTATCTACACCTAGAAATTGTGCTTGGTAAGGATTTACCCCTATGCCGTATACAATTACAGCGTAAATGCCTCCCTTCCTTTTCAGTCCGTAGCAAATATTTTTACCTGTTGGCATTAAATGAGAATAATGCCACCGCTCAACAAAATCTTTGGCAGCATCGTGTCGAATAGGTTCAATGATGTAGTGGAGCGGTGCGCTTGGATTTGAACCAGCATTTTCTAACTGGAAAGTTAGCTGTTCTACCATTGAACTAGCACCGCAGAAACAGCATTGCCATACTCAATACAAATCGCCGAGCTCGACGACCTGTACGCCTGATATGTTGTACGGCCGATAGTCGTCGTTTTCCTTGCAGCTCAACAGCGTCTTCAGTGCCTGTTCGTTCTTGGCACGACCGTAAGCCGCGGCTTCGGCCGACAAT